CGACGGTCCGGACCGTGATCGAGCGGATCGAGGCCGATCGCGTTCTCGTCGGAGGTTTGCAGACGTGAAGACGTACGACGACGCGCTCCGAGAGGCGTGGGCCGAGCACCTTCTCCCGAAGGGCGCCGATGCTCCGACGGTCGTCTCCCTCTTCGCCGGATGTGGAGGATCGAGTCTCGGGTACTCGATGGCAGGGTTCTTCGAGCGGCTCGCGGTCGACTTCGACGAGAACGCGCGGGCGACGTTCGAGTCGAACTTCTCCGGCGTCCCGTTCTTCGGAGACGACATTGCGAACCTCTCGGTCGAGGAGGCTCTCGAACTCGCCGGCCTAGCTCCGGGTGAGCTTGACGTCCTCGACGGCTCTCCTCCGTGTCAGGGATTCTCGACGGCCGGAAGCCGGGAGATGTTCGACTCTCGGAACCAGCTATTCCTCCACTTCGTGAGGCTCCTCCGCGGCTACAATCCGCGAGCGTTCGTGATGGAGAACGTCTCCGGGCTCGTCAAAGGGAAGATGAGGCTGATCTTCGCGGAGATCCTTCGGGAGCTTCGAGAGTCCGGCTACATCGTCACGGCGCGGCTGATGAACGCGGCATACTTCGACGTCCCGCAGAGCCGGGAGCGGATCATCTTCGTCGGCGTCCGGAGCGACCTCGGCGTCGGACCGAGCCACCCGCGGCCGGAGACTCGGAGAAGGACGCTCCGCGAGGCGCTCCCGTACGGCGAGCCGGAGCCTCCGACGCCGGAGACGTCGATCGAGAAGTTCGCGATCGGGAGGGAGTACGATCGCCTCGAACGCGGCGAGTCGTCGGAGAGGTACTTCTCGCTCGTCCGGCCGAGCCTCGACCGGCCGTGTCCGACGATCCAGTCGTCGCACGGCGCTCTGGGGATGGCCGGCGTATGTCACCCAACCGAGAAGCGAAAGTTCACAATCCGCGAACTCGGACGGATATGTTCCTTCCCGGAGGAGTTCGTGACGGTCGGGACGTTCGCGGAGCGATGGGCGCGGATCGGGAACGCCGTCCCTCCTCTCCTGATGCGCGCGATCGCTCGGAACCTCCGGACGGAGATCCTCGATCGAGCGAAGGAAGGAGCGCGATGAGCGACCTCTTCCGTGAGACGCCGATCGAGACTCACCGGCTCGGAGGGGAGTCCGTCTTCGTGAAGAGGGAGGATCTCTGCTCCGTCGATCCTATGCCTCCGCTCGCGAAGATGAGGGGCGTCTCCCGGTATATGGAGGCGCGAGCGATACCCGGCGCGACGTTCGCGATCCTCGATACTCGTCTCTCGAAGTCAGGTCAGGGAGTCGCCGTGATCGCGTCGAGGCTCGGAGTCCGTTGTCGGTACTACTTCCCGCGGCTCAAGAGTCAAGTCGATCTCCTTCCTCAGTGGGAGGTGGCCGGCCGTCAAGAAGGGACGACTCTCGTCCCGATGGTCGCGTCGAAGATCGGCATCGTCCGCGCGAGGGCGCTCCGAGACGCGAACGAGAACGGAGCGGAGATGATCCCGTTCGGGCTCCCTCTCTTCGAGACGGTTCTCGCGACGGCCGACGTCGTCGAGACGGTTCCGGAGGAGCTTCTCCGCGGGACGATCGCGCTCTCGACCGGAACCGCGACGATCGCGTCGGGGATCTGCGCCGGCCTCCTCCGGCGAGGGATCCTCCCGGAGAGAGTCCTCGGGATCTCCTGCTCGATGTCGACGGCGAAGCAACGGAAGACGCTCGTCTCTCACCTCTGCCGATTCATTCACGAGGAAGTCATCCCGAAGGAGAAGGCCGTCGAGCTACTCGGCCGGCTCCGGCTCGTCCGCGGTCCCGGAGACTACTATGAGCCGGGACGATACTCTGCTCCGTGGCCGACTCATCCGTACTACGAAGCGAAGGCGCTCGACGTTCTCGTCCCGATGCTTCCGAGACTCCGGAGCCCTGTCCTATTCTGGAACATAGGAGCGTGAAGATGGCCGAGAAGCGAACTCCTCAGAAGAAGAAGCGGAAGAAGATGGGCCGGCCGACGAAGCGGATCGACCTCAAACAGCTTGAGGCTCTCGCCGCTCTCCAGTGTACGAACGACGAGATCGCCTCCGGACTCGGGATCGCGCGTTCTACTCTTCAAGAGAGGCTCAAGTCGAAAACATTCCGGACGGCTATCGAAAAGGGTCGCGAGCTTGGCCGACGTTCTCTCCGGCGTATGCAGTACGAGGCCGCGAAGAAGGGGAACGTCACGATGATGATCTGGCTCGGGAAGCAATGGCTCGCTCAACGAGATAAGATCGAGCAGGACGTTACGACGACGACGAAGGGGCCGCTCGTGATCGTCCTGACCGACGAGCAGGGAGACGTGGATGACGACGGCGACGACGGAGCGATCGCGGACGAAGAAGGCTCCGGCTGAATCGAAGGTCATCCGGCTCTACAAGTTCCAGTCGAGAGCGATCCGGTCGCGCGCTCGGTACACGGCGCTCTGCGCCGGGACGGGAGTCGGGAAGACGTGGTTCGGTCCGATCTGGCTCGCCGAACTGATCCGGAGGACGAGCGGGACCGAGGGAACGTCTCAGACTCACGGTGATCGGTACATGGTGATCGGGCCGACTGCGGATATGGCTCGCGACATCCTCGCTCCGGCGATCGTCTCGCACTACGCCGGGACCGACCTCGAAGGTCACTACCATATCCAACGAGCGACGTACGAGCTTCCGAACGGCGCGCTCATCCCGATCCGCTCGGCCGATCGTCCTCTCCGTATCGAGGGACACCACCTCAAGGGAGTCTGGCTCGACGAACCTTCTCAGATGAAGGCGATGATCTGGACGGTCGTCCAATCGCGCGTCGGGTACTACGAGGCTCCGGCGCTCCTGACCGGCTACCCAACGGACATGGGCTGGTACTATCACGACTTCTACAAGCGGTGGGAGCGCGGCGATCCGGACTACAACGTGATCCAAGTCCCGTCTCTCGCCAATCCGAACTACCCGCGAGCGGAGTACCGGCGCGCGAAGCGTACTCAACCTCCGTGGCTGTTCGATATGCGGTATCGAGGGATCTTCCGGAAGCCGATGGGCCTCGTGTATCCGACGTTCGGAGGCGACTCGATGTTCGTCGATCCGTTCCCGATCCCGGACGACTGGCCGACGTACGTCGGGATTGATCCCGGCGTCTTCTTCGGGGCTCTCTTCTGGACGTGGCATGACGGGACGTTCTACGTCTTCGCCGAGAGGTATACGGAGGTCGTCCAGCCGGCGAGCGTTCACGCTCCGGCTCTCCGCGCGCTCCTCCAAGGGACGCCGGTCGCGTGGATCTACGATCCCGCTCGCGCGACGGACGCGGCCGAACTCGAAGCTCAAGGGATCGGGCCGCTCGCGAAGGCCGACAACGACGTCTTGACGGGGATCGCTACGCTCACGGGGCTCATCAACGGAGGCAGGTTCAAGGTGTTCCGCGGGGCCGTCCCGAACTTCGTCGATCAGATGGAGAAGTACAGCTTCCCGACGGACACCTCGACCGGCCTCGTCGCGAAGGAAAAGCCGATCAAGAAGTACGACCACCTGCCGGACTGCGCGCGGTACATCGCTCAAACTCTCGTCGGCGCGCGGGAGGAGATCGAGGAGGAGGTCGTGATCTACGATGACGATCAGATCATCTCGCCGTACTGAGGACGGCCGGCGCCGGTACGCTCCGGACCTGACGGCCGACGTCAACTTGAAGGGAGTCCTCGACGTCGACACCGTCAAGGGATGTTCGCTCGGGACCGCGCTCATCCGGACGGAGGCTGCTACGGGCTCTGCTATGCGGCTCGGAGCGCGTCGAGGCGAGGGATCGCGTTCGAGGAGAGCGTCTCTCGACGCGTCCGTTCCTTCCGTACGAGGATGCTCGTCGAGGTCGCGGTCGCGAATCACTCGGCCTCGTGGTTCCGAGTCGGGACGATGGGCGATCCGTGTCACGACTGGCCGTGGACGATCGAGGTCGTCGAGTGGCTCGGGACGTTCCGGACGCCAATCGTCATCACGAAGCATTGGGCTCCGCTCCGGGACGCCGAGATCGACGCGCTCCGCGGCGCTCGCGCGATCGTGAACACGTCGATCTCTCCGCTCGACTCCGAGGAGGAGAGAACGTACCGGCTCTCCGAGTATCGAAGGCTCCGGGAGGCTGGCGTCCGGAGCGTCCTCCGGATCGTCTCGTGTCGGTTCGGGGAGACGGAGTTCGGCCGCGAGCGATCCGAGGTTCAGGAGGCTCTCTTCCGCGAGCCGGCGACGATCGACAACCCTCTCCGGATCCCTCGGTCGGATCCGCGCGTCCTCCGCGGCGACGTCCTCGTCGAGAGACGTTCCGATCTCGGAGGCGGATCGTGGGTCAGCGTGGCGCGCGAGTCCGCGTTCGTTGGGCTCTGCCGGGATTGCCCGGATCAATGCGGCGAGGCGCTCGTCTGACGTCGAAGGACGTCCTTCGATCGTCCGGTCCCAAGGTCGACGGACGTCCTTCGAGGGTCCGGGGTCGAGGGTATGGACAAAGTACCGCGAATCGAGTATCGTGTTCCTCGTCGAGCGGTGGTGAAGGGGAGGGATACTTCTACCATAATGAAAACTCCTTCCCCGCAGATTCCCCGATCGACGCTCTGGGGATAGCTCAGTGGTAGAGCAACGTCATAGGCTCTCCTCTCGGCGATTCCTCTCCCGCGAGGGAGACGGTGTAGAGCGGAGATACTTCGCTTTGTAAGCCGTAGGTCGGAGGTTCGAGTCCTCCTCCCCAGACCAGCGAGCGCGCGGACGGTCGGAAGCCGATAGCGGTTCCGATGTCAGCCGTACCGCGCGCTCGATACCTAACCAACGGAGGCGATGGTTATGGCGACGACGAATCGGCGATCCGCGTCCGAGCGTCCCTCGACGTACGAGGGAGGTCCGGCGCGGATCATCACTTCTCGGCAGCAGCTCGAACGGTCGGTGAACTCCTGTCTCCTCTGGGAGCGCGAGTTCTACGAAGACGGCGAGACGATCGCGGAGCGGATCCGCGGCGAGGTCGCGAAGGTCACTCCCGATGAGTGCGCGGAGATCGCTCTCCGAGCGCGCGGAGAGTTGAACCTTCGACACGTCCCTCTGTGGATCGCCGTCGCGATGATCGAGGCCGGGAAGGAACACCGCGAGAGAGTTCGCGACCTCCTCGGCGGAGGAGTCGACGCGAGCGTTCCGGGGATCATCCAGCGTCCGGACGAGGCCGCGGAGTTCCTCTCGCTCTACTGGAAGGACGGGAAGCGTCCGCTCCCGGCGTCCGTCAAGAGAGGGCTCGCCGACGCGGTCCGGTCCTTCGACGCGTACGCGCTCGCGAAGTGGAAGGGAGCGGAGAAGGACTCGATCTCGCTCCGGGACGTCCTCCGGCTCGTCCATCCGAAGCCGCGGGACGAGGACCAAGCGGCGACGTTCAAGGGGATCGTCGACGGGACGCTCGCGGCGCCGGATACGTGGGAGGTCGCTCTCTCGGCCGGCGCGGATAAGAAGGAGACGTTCGAGCGGCTCCTCCGCGAGAAGAAGCTCCCGGACATGGCGCTCCTGATGAACCTCCGCGGGATGGTCGAGGCGAAGGTCGACCTCGGGATGATCTTCGAGGCGCTCGCGTCGGCGAAGTTCCGACGCGTTCTCCCGTTCCGGTTCATTACGGCCGAGCGTCACGCTCCGACTCTCTCGTCCGCGATCGAGGCGGCGATGCTCCGCGCGACGGCCGGCGAGCCGAAGCTCTCCGGGAAGACGCTCCTCCTCGTCGACGTCTCGGGATCGATGGACTGGCCGCTCTCCGGGGGTGGGTCGACGAAGCCTGGAGAGGCTATCCGGATGGACTGCGCGGCGTCTCTCGCGATCCACGCGCGGGAGGTATGCGGCGACGACGTCGCGATCTTCACGTTCTCGTCGATCGTCAAGGCCGTTCCGAGCCGGCGAGGGTTCGGGCTCCGGGACGCGATCGTCGGGAGCCAGCCGCACGGAGGGACTCTCCTCGGCTCGGCGATCGAGGCCGCGAACGCGAACGGGTACGACCGACTCATCGTGTTCACGGACGAGCAGAGCGCGCAGTCGACGCCGGATCCGCTTCCGGGGACTCGCGCGTATATGGTCAACGTCGCGAGCGCGAAGAACGGCGTCGGATACGGCCGGTGGATTCACGTCGACGGGTTCTCCGCGGCGATCCTTCGATGGATCCGGACGTACGAGGGAGGGGAAGATGTCGTCGAATCCGAGGCTGTGTAGGGACTGTCCAGCAGCGGGACGAGAGCCGGGAGAGCGTGACGGGGAGGTCGGGACGAGACTCTTCTGTCGACTCCACGCTCCGGCCGGGAACGCTCAAGGGTTCTTCCCGATCGTGTCGGATTACGATTGGTGCGTCGAAGGCCAGCCGGTCGGAGGCGTCGAGTTCCGGATCGATCCGTCGAAGCTCGTCGGGGCGGGGCCATTCGCGCGGGCTCTCCTTGGTCAAGGGATCCCGGCGACGAAGCTCGAACTCGAACGCGATCCGACTCCTCCGGAAGTCAAGGTCGAGGAGGGAGTCTTCGCGATCCGTCTCTCTGATCTCCCGTATGTGGAGTCTGCGATGAGTGTCGGGATCGCGGTACTCCGGTCGCAACGTCGTGCGCCGGAGACAATCGGGATCTGCGAGAGGGTAATCCGAGAGATGGACGAGATCGAGGGAGGAGGTCGGACGTGAGCGAGACTATGAGCCAAGGAGACGGAGTCCCTCGGAGGTTCCGTGTCTACGGAGACATGGTGTTCGAGACGATCGGAGGGGACGCGGACGCGATCGACGCGCTCTCCGACCACTTCCGAGCGGTCGCGGCGATCGTTCGAGCGAGAGCGGAAGGAAGGACGATCGGGAAGGACGAGACGATCAACGTCTCGGAGACGAGTTCGCTCCGCGTGATCCACGGAGGTATCAAGGTCGACCGTCACGCGGACGGGCCGGCGAAGAACTAGGAGGCGCGGGATGGCAGATGGGAAGAAGGGGCCGTCGGGACGAGACGAGAAGATCGATCCGAAGTTCCGGGCGCGGAAGGGAGGGTCGGACAAGAAGACGGAACGAGGGAAGAAGCTCGTCCGGAAGTGGGTCGACTCGATCCCGGTCGCGGGATACGTCCTCCGGTGGGGGGAGTCGCCGTCCGAGGGAGTCGCTCCATACGCGAACCTCGCGGAGTTCCAGGCGGTAGCCGAGACGATCTTCCCGGCGTGGCTTCGAGAGAGGTTCGTCTTCGATCTCGAAGGCGTCATCCTCTCGGTCGACCTCGCCGGGACGACGACGGCGACGATGCTCGAAGAGAAGGGGAGGCTCGTCGATCGGTTCACGGATCGGACGATCGAGGTCGACCTCGGGCTCGATCAAGGGGACATCGACCACCTCAAGGCGCTCGTCGCGAAGGAGAAGTTCACGATCGACGAGGGAGCGGACCTCGCGTTCGTGAAGCGTCTCCGCGATAAGCTCAACGGGTTCACGGAGGCTCCCCTGTTCGAGGAGACGGGACCGAAGACGAAGGGAGCGATCGACCAGCCATTGACTCCGGAGGCCGAGACGGGTCACGATGACGGAACGGAAGGCGAAGGCTCGGAGCCGGCGCCGAACGAGTAGAAGGAGGAAGACGTGGGAGGATTCAGGCGGAAGGAAGTCGAGGGAACGACGTCGACGAGCGCGAAGCCGGTCGCTCAGGACGTGAGCGCGGCGGATACGGAGGGGAAGTCGGCGTTCTCGATGGAGTTGACGTACGAGAACGGGTTCATGAAGTCGGACGACAATCAGTTCAAGCTCCTCTGTCCCGTCCAGATGGTGAACGGGCAGAGGGTGAAGCTCGTCGGGTTCGTCCAGAAGGACGCGAAGGTCGGGTGACGAGTCGGAGAGAGGCGGGTTGGGGCCGTACTGAACGCGCGGACTCCCGGCTCGCCTCCTCTCCGACGCTGGAGGTATCCGATGAGCGGAGCGGTGACGGACGCGCGGCGAGCGCGCGAAGGGATCGTGCGCGATCGAGACGCGCGAGGGAATCCGGTCGTCTCGAAGCGGTCGATCCGATGGATGGAGACGGAAGGCGCTCGGATCAAGTTCCGACCGTCGACGTCGTCGTACGTCCGGAAGGCGCCGAAGGTCGGCCGGAACGATCCGTGTCCGTGCGGCCAGTCGATCGACGGCCGGCCGGTGAAGTACAAGGACTGTTGCGGAGGGTAGGATGAGCGGAGAGAGATCCGGGTCGATGGTTGGGGAGGAGGTCGTCCTCGTGAGGGGAGTCGGTCGAGGACGAGAGAAGGTCGCGAGAGGGACCGTCGTCGCCGAGAGCGACGGGAAGTTCGTCAAGGTGAAGAACGATCTGTCCGGCCGGTCGGAGTGGACGACGCTCTCGAACGTAACGATCGTCACGGGGAGGAAGGCTCGATGAAGACTCCGATCGCGCGAGTCGACCAAGCCGGAGCCGTCCCTCCGCGAGTACGCCGGAGCGTCTCGTTCCTCTTCGCCGGCTACGATCACAGGAAGGAGCAGCCGGACCTCGGCGCGCTCGCTCACGTCCGGAGCCGGCGCGAACGAAGGAAGGCCGAGGCGGTCTATCGAAGAACCGGGATCTGGACACGATAGGCGGCGACGGGGCTCGGATCGCGGTCTGAATAGGGCGGATCGAACTTGCTCTCCTCGCGGGAACGTGGTACGAATATCACGTCGAGGAGGGGGAGATGGGTCAGCCGACGATCGTTGAGCTTCAAGAAGCGTACGCGAGTCTCGAAGAATCTCGGGTCGATCTCGTCGAACGGATCGCCGAACTCGAACTCGAAGTCGAGGATCGAGAGGGAAGTTGGCTCAAGCTGTTCGGAGCGGACGCGGACGACGAGTTCTCGCGCGAGAAGCTCCGCTCGATTACGCGTCTCAGCCGGGTTCTGTACCTCAAGAACCCGCTCATCCGGCGCGCGGTGGACACCCGTACCGACTACGTCTTCGGGAGGGGAATCTCGATCTCGGCGCGACACCCGCTCGTCGACGCGGTCGTTCAGAAGTTCCTCCACGATAAGACGAACGAGACGGAGTTCTCCTCGATCGACGCTCTGCAGCGGCTCGATCGGACGCTCTACGTCGACGGGAACCTCTTCTTCGTCTTCTTCAAGAGCGTGACCGGAGCGGTCCGCGTTCGGATGATGCCGTTCGACGAAGTCTCGGACGTCATCCGGAACCCGGAGGACTCGGCGGAGGTCTGGTTCTACCTCCGCGAGCGGTCGGTCGAAGGGAAACAAGAGCAGAGACTCTACCCGGCGTGGACGTACCGGCCGGAAGACAAGGCTCCGAGCTACAAGGTCGAGGGGATTCCGGAGCCGATCCCGGTGATGTGGGATCGGGCGGTCTACCACGTCGCGACGAACCGGCTCCCCGGCCAGAGGTTCGGAACTCCGGAGACGTACTCGGCTCAAGATTGGGCAATGGCGTACAACGAGTTCCTCCAGAACTGGGCGACGATCGTCCGTTCATACGCGCGGTTCGCGTGGAGGCTCGTCGGACCGAAGAAGAAGATCGCCGCGGCGAAGGCGAAGCTCGGCTCGAAGGTCGCGGCCGGCGAGACGAATCCCGCTCCGTCGGCCGGATCGATGTTCACGGGGCCGAGGGACGTCGACCTCCAACCGATCCGCTCGGCCGGCGCGACGACGTCGGCGGAAGACGGGCGCCGGCTCCTCCTGATGGTGTCGGCCGGGACCGGGATCTTCGAGCACTACTTCGGGGATCCGTCGACCGGGAACCTCGCGACGACGACGACGATGGACCGGCCGATGGAACTATCGTTCAAGTCCCGTCAACGTCTCTGGCAGATCGTCATCGAGAAGATCCTCCGGTTCGTCATCGAGACGAAGGCGCTCTCCGGAACTGGCGACCTCGTCGGGGAGGAAGTCGAGTCCGAGGATTGGGACGGAGAGACGTCCTTCTCTCTCGCGCTCGACACGGAGAACGACGATCCGGAGAAGGCGCGGCTCCCGATCGACGACCACATGACCGTCGAGTTCCCCGACATCCTCGAACGCGATATGCTCGCCGAGGTCACGGCGATCGTCGCCGGAGCGACTCTGAATGGCCTCCCAATGGCCGGGACGTTCGACCTCGAATACACGACGCGGAGGCTCCTCGGCGCGCTCGGCGAGACGTCGATCGAAGAGAGGATCACGGAGCTATTCCCGAAGGACGAAGACGGGAACCCGATCGAGCCGGAGGCGCCGATCGAGCCGACTCCGCAGCAGCAGTCGACGGAGGCGCTCCGCGAGTCGATCGTGAACCTCCAGAAGTGGCTATCGAAGAAGCTCGGAGGAGGACCGTCCTACTGATGCCGACGGACGTCGTCGACCTTCGAGAGCTTCGGGGACTCCTCACGGAAGTCTCGCGCGGTCAAGCTCAGTTCGATCTCGCGCGAAGCGTCGAGCGGACGAAGAGGAAGCTCGGGGCGTGGTACCGCGAGCAAGCGAGAGGGATCGTCCCGCGGATCGAGCGAACCCTCACGACGAACTCTGAGGCCAAGCGGACAGCCTCGTTCCGGGAGTCGGTAGCGACAAAGGTCGACGCGATCTTCGACCAAGAGATCCGGCTCCTGCGCGGCAAGGGAGCCGACGCGCTCGAAGGCGCGCTCATCAACGGATATACGTCGGGATTCTCCGTCGGACGAGAGACGCTCGGGATCCGGACGAGCTTCAAGCTCAAGCACCCGGACGCCGTCGAGTGGTCGAAGGTTCACGCGACGGAGCGGATCGTGACCGTCGAAGGCTCGACGAAGGACGAGGTCAAGGCTCACGTCATCGACGGGCTCGAACGCGGGAAGTCTCCGCGCGAGATCGGGAGAACGCTCCGAGGTTACTTCGAGCACAAGGAGAAGTCGCACTCCCTGACCGTCGCTCGTACCGAGACGGCGTTCGGGTACGAGTCGGGGAACCGGAAGCTGATCTCCGAGCTTCAAGAGGCCGGCCTCGATATGGAGAAGGCGTGGCATCGGACGGGCTCTGAGGATTGCGACATCTGCGAGGACAACGAGAACGAAGGATTCATCGACGCCGACGAGGACCACGCCTCGGGAGATCCTCACCCTCCCGGCCACCCGAACTGCCTGTGTTGGGAGGAGTACCAACGGAAGGACGGCGATCCGGTCGACGAGGAGGAACTGTCCGGCGAGGAAGATTGGGCTCCGGCTACGTCTCAGAAGGAAGTCGCCGATCGTGCGGCCGCGGTCGCTCGCGAATACAACCTCGGGGAGTTCGACCTCTCGACTCAGAACTCGCTCCTCCGCGCGATGGAAGACGTTCTCGGGAAGAACAACGTCCGGGTGACGCGAGTCGGTCCGCAGACGAGGCCGTTCAAGTCCGATGGGACGTATTGGCCGGGGACTCACGAGATCCAGTTCCAGAAGACGGCGCTCCGTGACGGGATGGTCAAGAAGCAGAAGTCGCGAGCGCAACGGTTCCCCGTGAACCAAGCGAGCAAGGTCCGAGAGGCGGAGAAGTCGATCGAACGCGCTCGGACGATGGTCAACGAGAACCCGGATCCGCGGTCCTCTGCGTACTGGAACGACTACATCGTTCAGAAGGAGAAGCTCGTCCGGAGGCTCAAGGCTCCGACGCGATGGGACGCGATCCAGGTCGCGAAGGATCCGGTCGAGGCGCTCGGTCGACACGAGTCATGGCATGCCGTCGACGGGAAGTGGGGGAACAGCCTAAGCTCCGAACTCGATCGAAGAATCACGCGGGAGAAGCTCCGCGAGGAGGCGTGGAAGGTCGGGGAGTACGCTCAGAAGAACGCTCATGAGATGTGGGCGGAAGTCGGAACGTGTCGCGACATGGGAATCGAGATCCCGGAGAAGATCAAGTCGATCTTCGAGGAGATCCTCGAAGGGATGAAGAAGTCAGAGGGACGATAGGAGGCGCGGGAGATGTCGACTTCTACTCAATGCCTAGAGTGTAGGCGGTATCAGGGAGCGTGGAGTTGCGAGGCGTTCCCGGAGATGGATTCGATTCCCGACGACATCGCGACGGGAGAGTTCGATCACACCAACCCTCACGAGGGAGACAACGGCCTCCGGTTCGTTCCGGAGAAGCAGAAGTCGCGAGCGGGGAGGAAGTGACGAGATGCCGTGGAGCGAGGCCGACGCGAGAGGATGGGTCAAGGGAGCGACGGATAAGCAAGCGACGGTTGGAGCGCGAGTCGCGAACTCGGTCCTCACGAGATGCCTCGCGGACGGAGGGAAGGAAGGCGAGTGCGCCGGCTCCGCGATCCGTCAAGCGAAGTCGATGATGGCGAAGATGAAGGAAGCGGGGCCGCTCGCGGAGGAACTCGCCGCGGCTCTGATACTCGGATCGAAGGAGGAACCGATGACTCGCGGACGGAGGACGCCTCTCTCGGAGGTGGCGTTGGCGAACGGTCAAACCGTTCAGGACTTCCTCGACAAGATCGCTGCCGCGGCCAAGCTGATCGGGAACCCGACGAACGCAGAGAACGTCTGGGTCTACGCGTCGGACATCTACGAGACGACCGTCGTCTTCCAAGTGAGCGGGAGCGGGATCGGCGAGCCTCGGTTCTATGAGGCCGACTATTCCGTCGACGCCGACGGGTCGGTCGTTCTCGCGGATCCGCGGGAGGTCAAGAGAACGGTGGTCTACAAGCCGGTGGAGGCCGGCGTTCCGGAAGCGGAGGAAGAGGCGATCGAGACGGCGGAGGAAGCTCTCCGCGGATCCGATCGGAGGACCGTCTTCGTCGAGATGTCCGGTCACTTGGTCGCTCGGGAAGGAGGGTGATCCAGGATGGGAAGGTATGTCGATGAGAACGGAGACGTCCTCGGTCTGCTGATCTCGCCAGGGGAGGGAGCCTCGGCCGACTACCCGGAGATGGTGATCGCGAGGGACGCGGAGGCCGCGTTCGGCGGAGCCCACGTCTTCCTCGATCATCCGACCGTCGCCGAGTCGAACGCGCGGCCGGAGAGATCGGTTCGCGACCTGATCGGCGGGATGGTATCGACGCCGGGATTCCTCAAGGAAGGTCCGGACGGGCCGGGAGTCTACGCCAAGTGGCATTGCTTCAAGCCGTTCCGGGAACTGATCGAAGAGATGGGGCCGTTCGTCGGAATGTCGATCCGGGTTCCGGGAGAGCGCGAAGCGAAGGTCGTCGAGGGGAAGCGGAGGTTCGTCGCGACGAAGCTCCTCGCTTCCCCGTTCAACTCGGTCGACATCGTCACGCGCGGAGCGCGCGGAGGGAAGATGATCGCGACGGAGTCGGCGCGAGTCGAAGCTCTCGCGAACGCCTTCCGCAATCCGTGGGCCGACGAATGGATGATGGAGAGCGACGGACGGAACGAGAAGGACGTCGCGGCGTTCGCTCGATGGGCGATCGAGCGCGAGAAGATGGAGACGCAGAACAAGGAGCGTGAAGCGATGGAACTCAGAGAAGCGTTGGAGCGGATCCGCGTACTCGAAGAGGAGAACAAGGCGAAGACGGCCGAGAACGTCCGGCTCGCCGAGGCTCTCGCTCTCCGTGACGCGAAGACGATCGTCGAGTCGGTCGTCGGCGCCGAGAGCGTGAAGCTCCCGGACGCGACGAAGAAGCGACTCGTCGAGAGTCTGACGACGGCCGCTCCGCTCAAGGAAGGGAAGCTCGACGAGACGACTCTCCGGACGATGATCGCGGAAGCGGTCGCGACGGAGGAGAAGTACGTCGGGGCGATCCTCAAGGAAGCGGGAGCCGGCTCGCGGGTCCGCGGTATGGGCGACTCAGAGCCGCTCGTGAAGGATCCGTTCCGGGAGGCGCTCTATGAGCAGTACCTCACGGAAGGGATGACGCCGGAGGCCGCAGGATCGATGGCTGACCGGGTCGCTCGGGGAGGGCGATAAGAGATGACAAACCCGTATGTTGCAACGGGGAAGACGGCCGGGACGCCGTTCGGTGAGAAGGAGGGCGGTCGGTTCCTGACGTTCCTCGAATCGGAACTCATCCACCCGTCCCACACGGACGGGTTCGTCGAGCGCGGGGATCCCGTGGTCGCGTACCTCGGAGACAAGGCGATCGTCGGCGTGGCGCTCAAGTCGGCGTCGGCCGCGACGGACCTCGTCACGATCGACACCGAAGGGATCTGGTGGCAGACGATGACGGCGGAGAACGACGACGGGAACGTCGGTGTCTACGCCGGAGATCGCGTGTTCATCAACCTCTCGACGTGCGTCCTCTCGCTGACTCAGAACGACAACACTCACCAGGAGTTCGGGTACGCGCTCGGGACGTTGTCGAGCGGGACGAGCGGGATCGTCGCGGTGAAGGTTCACGGTGACGCGGCCGACTTCCGTCGGATCGTCGTCGGGACGTCGGCCTCGCCGATCTCGACGGCCGTCGCGGGCTTCAAGCGGTGGGAGCTTCGAGCGAAGACGACGGCGACGTCCGGAGACGGGCGCGCGGCGTACGTCTCGATGGAGTTCGCGGGAGCCGGCGTCTCGGGAGAAGCGATCCGAGCGCGCTCGATCGTCTCGGCCGCGGTAGCCGGAGGGGTTCACGGACTCCACGGCGGAGTCGAGATCGCGACGGCCGGTTCGGTGACGGGCCTCGCGGCCGGCGTCCGCGGGACGCTGATCGGGAAGAACGCGTCGGTCGGCGGAACGGTCTGCGGCGGCATGTCCGAGCTGTGGGCCGACGGAGCCTCGACGGACTGGGCCGGAGGGACGCACTCGATCCATCGGTTCGTGAACGCCGGAGACGGGACGGGCAAGGCGACGGCGAAGAACGTCTTCGAGTTCGTCGGACTTTCCTCGACGCAGTTCGTCGCGGCGACGAACTCGGTGATCGACCACGCTCTCCAGGTTCTCATCGATGGCGTGACGTACTGGATCGGTCTGTACGACGCGAAGACGTAGGCCGGCGAGGAGGCGAGATGTTCGCGGAGGCGTTGAGCAATCGAGGGGCGCAGTACGGCCGGGAACTCGGCGAGCTATCGCTTGAGTTCGTCCGGCTCTCGCGGGAAGAGGCGGCGATCCAAGCAAGGAAGGAAGAGATCGAATCTCGCGTCGAAGCGATCGAGGCCGTGATGGTCGAGATCGACCGTACGCGTCGAGATTGGGAGACGGAATCCGCGATCCTCGCGGCCGACGGGAAGGCCGAAGCGGAAGAACGCGGTCGGACGTAGGAAGGAGAGATCATGGGTGAATTGTTTCAAACGATGAAGGCCGGCGAAGACGCCGGATTCGTGGGGCTGACTCCGCTCCGGAAGGCGGCGGAGAGGGATCCCGCGCTCCGAGCGAAGCTGGCCGAGGCGTACCGTCTCGTCAAGAACGCCGACGGGATGAGCGCGCGGCAGCACGCGGCAAGGATGGAGGAAGCGATCGTTCGGACCGACTTCCCTCAACTGTTCGGGGTGATCCTCGAACACGAACTCACGGCGCGGTATAAGGCCGCGACGATGGACTTCTGGCCGTTCACTCGGCGCCTCCGCGCGACGAGTACGAACCTCCACACGATCCACCGTCTCGACGGGCTGACCGAGCCTCTCGAAGAGATCGACGAGGACGGCGAGTACCAGACCTCCGTCATGAAGGACGCTCAGGTGACGTGGAAGGTCACGAAGAAGGGGCGCGTCGTCGAGTTGACGTGGGAGTCGCTCATCGATGACGCGATGGGAGCCCTGCAGGATCTTCCGGCTCGGCTCGCGGACGCGGCGATCAACACGGATCAGTACCTCGCGACGAAGCTCTATGCGGCGGCAGCAGGGCCGAATCCGAGCCTCTTCTCGGGTACGCTCACGACTCCGGACGGCGCGACGATCGACAACCTCGGAGCGGAGTCGGCCGGCCTCGCCGGGATCTCGACGATCGCGGGGCTGATGGCGAAGCAAACGGATCCCGTCACCGGGCTCCGGATGAGGATCCGCGGCGTTCACATTGTCTGCCCGATGGCGCTGGAAGAGACGTTCCGCGAGGCGCTGACGTCGGCGCTCAAGATGACCGTCGTGACGACGGGAGGAACCCTCGGGACTCCGGTCGTCGCCGGCTATCCGACGACGAGCATCCTCCCGCAGATGGGCTACCAACTCCACGTCAACCCGTGGCTCGACTACATCACGACGAGCCCCGACAAGACGTGGTACATGTTCGCCGATCTCGGTCAGGGAGCGGCGATCGGGTACGGCTACCTCGTCGGCTACGAGACGCCGGAGATCTGTATGAGAGCGTCGAACAAGGTCGCTCTCGGCGGCGAAGGACTTCTCGGCGCTCTGACCGGGTCGTTCGAGGCCGACGATGCGGCGTACCGCGTCCGAGTCGTGAACGGCGGTTGCTCGCCGATCGAGCCTCGGTTCGCGTACGCGAGCGTCGGCGCATAGGGAGGGACGATCGTTGTGAAGCTGGAGGCGAACACCAACGATCAGAAGTGGTTCGAGATGATCTACGGGGAGGTGAGGGCGCTCCGGAACGCACAGGACCGGACGAACTCCCTCCTCGCTCGAATCGCCGGAGAGGGAGACTTCTCCGCAGTCGGCGGTGGGGAGACGGCTGAACTCGACGTCGTTCGTTGTGAGTGCGGGAGGGAGTTCTCGGGTCCGCAGAAGGAACGGGCGCTCCGAGCCCATAGGCGGGTACACGACAAGGGGGTGAAGGCGTGAGCTTCTCGTACGATGCTGCGGGAGGGACGGAGGTATCGAAGGTCCGGCTGTTGGTTCCGGATCGGATCGAGGCCGGCGCGAACTTCCAAGACGAGGAGATCGAGTCCTTCCTCTCGTTGGAAGGTTCGAGCGTGAAGCGAGCCGCGGCTCTGGCGAAGGAGACGATCGCGGGAGATCAAGTGATGCTCCTGAAGGTGATCTCCCACCTCGACGTCTCGACCGACGGGGCCGCGGTTGCGCGCGAACTTCGACTTCAAGCGACGGAACTCCGGGCTCAAGCGGAGGCCGACGAGGAGGAGGAGGGAGAAGGCGTCGACGTAATCGAGATGGAGCTTGGGGCGTTCTCAACTCGGGAACAGATCGTGAACGAGGCCGTCCGTGACGCGTAACCTGCTCGACGATAGATGGACCGGAGCGATCCCGAACTTCTTCCGCTCGACGTGTACGTTCCAGAGAGCGAAGATGACGAAGGACGCGGCGTTCGAGGACTCGGCGGAGTGGTCGAACATCGCCGGGTTCGTCGACCTCCCTTGTACGTGCGCGGCTGCGGGAGGCGGAGAGGTTCGAGGGACGGACGAGGTATACGTCGCGATCGACTTCACTCTCTCGGTCCCGGAGGATCTGACGGGGATCGTCGAGAGCGATCGCGTCGTCGTCGCGGGGCCGAACGCCGGGACGTACGACATCCTTCTCGTCGTCGCCGGGACTCAGGGAGTTCTCTCGCGAGCTTCCCTGCGGAGGGTCCGATGACGACGCCGAGAACGGATTCCGCGTTCGCGTTCGAGGTCCGCGGTGTGAAGGAGGTACAAGAGGCGCTCGAACTCGCGCGCAAGGATCTATGCCGAGGGTTCGCTACCGGCCTCGCGTACGGCGCGCTCCTCGTCGCGAACCAAGCGAAGAAGAAGGCGCCTCACGAGTTCGGGAACCTGATCCGCTCGATCCACGTTGGACGCGCGGACGCGGCGTGGAACGTCTTCGCCAACGTGACGGAGAAGCAAGGCGAGGAAGGAGCCGCGACTCCGATCGTTCAGGGGACGCTCGCCGGGATCGCCGACGAGCTAGACAAGAACGACCTCACGCACGTTACGGCCGGGACGGATGTCGAGTACGCCGAGCCTCAGGAGTATCTCTGGGAGCGGTGCGGTCAGATCGGAAGAGCACACGTCTGAACTCCAGTCACAGCACTTCATCTCGTATGC